CACAAAAGCTGCCTGACCAGGAGGCCTGAAGACCGCCCCCAAATTCACACCACCTTGACGGACGTGATCGGTTGCGGCATCGACGAACCGCAGACCTGGCCTGCGGGTTACGCCGCCCGCGGGATGCACGAAGACATTGCGCAAAACTGACGCGCCATTCTCGTAAGCGCGCAGATCGCGCCGACCCAGCAGAGACGGTGAGATCTCGCCCGCGGCGAAGCTCGTCTTTTGCACACGTAGGCGCGGCATCAGTAGCGTTCCTCGATGAGCGTGAAATCGGAGATCCGGGGCGCGGTGTCCTCCTGCGCGTCGATCAGCTTGGCGCGACGGAATTCGGCTTCTGCGAGGTTGCGCATGCCTTCCCAACGTGCGGTCGAGTCGGTGAGCGGGATGCAGAATTCCGCTGCCAGGTGCGCCAGCAGCGCCATCGTGAAGAAGGGCGGAAAATCGTCCTCACGCGGCCGGCAAATGTAGGTGAGCGTCACCTCGTCGGCATCGCAGTGAAGCTGGCGCGCATAGATCCGGTAGCGCAAGCCGGATCCCCTGCCGCTGGCGCCCGCCGAAAGTACGCGCAAGCAATCGGGCGGCAACTGAAACGCGTACCCGTAATCGGCCGTCGGCCGTTTCGCGAGCCGCAGGAGATCGACCTGGGCGATCGCAAAGTTCCAAGGATGGGATGAGAGCAGCGCATCGCGGGCAGCCGGATAGAGGTTCGCTGCCACCTCCGCCTCCAAGGTCCCCTCGTCGAAAGATGTGATCGCCCCGGCGCCGATCTTCAGCAACGCCCGCGAGCACAAATCCAGGGGTGTCATACCCATGGCGATATCCCTTCAGCGGCAAACAGATGGAATGGCGGGGCGGCGTTGACCGGTGCCGCCCCTCGACCGGAGGTGCGATCGAGAGGCGGCCGCCGGTGCTACGCGTTCGCCGGCTCGCGAGCCGGTGGTTGTTCGCTTATGCGTCGTTGACGGTCCCGAAGGCCGTCAGGTTGGCGACATCAACGACCCCGCCGGTGTTGGTCTTGACGACGAAGATGCCGGCTCCCTTGCTCGCCGCGTTGTCGACGTTCGCAAGGATCATATCGCCGCTCCGCAGCATGTCGGTCGCGGTGTTGAAATAGCCAGCAGTGCTCACCACCGACGCGGTATCGTTGGTGAGGTAGTGCCACAGCGTGAAGCCGTTGGCGTAGGCCAAAACGCTCAAGCGCTTGGGATCATAAGCCATTTCAGGCGCTCCGTCAGTTCTCGTTGCAGGAAAAGGCGACGACGCCGGTGGCATCGATCAGGCACGCGCCCTGGCTCATCATGTTGTTGACGAAATGCGCAGCCCGATCGCCGTGCCAGGTGATATCGGTCTTCACATCGGAGCCGACGGCATGGCCGACCGCGGTCTTGTGGTACCAGAAGCACCGACGGACGCCGCCGCTCACTGGCAGCCCAGAGTGGGGGAGCCACAGCGTGCCGAGCCACCGCTTGGCCTGCGTCCCTTTCCACGGCAGATCGTCGCCGCCGACATAGTCGGCATTCGCGAACTCCTCGACGTTGAGGAGGTCGCTCCACTGCTTCCAGCCGACGATCGCAAAACGCTGACCGTCGTCCGGAACATCGACTTCGCCCAAGGTCTCGAAAGCGGCGAGGATCTTTTCCTTTGTCAGGCCATCGGTCGTGCCGCCGATCGTCGCCGTCACCGTCGCCAACTGTTTGATGATCAGTTCGTCGGTCTTCCGGCCTAGCGCGTAGGCACCGGCACGGGCGACGACCTGCTGCTCATTGATGTTGGTCTTGAGCTCGTCGAGGCGATCGACCCAGTCGCCGGCATAGTAGTCGTAGAGGACGCACTCAACCGGCTGGTGATCGACGTTCATGACCGGCACTTTGCCATGACGCGCTTTCGTCGCCGCGACGCCCTTGCCCACTTTCTGGAAGGTCGTGGTCGCACCGATAACGGCGTCCTTGACACGAACGGTGTTGCGAAGCTTCGAGCCCATCTGCTGGTACTGGATGTGCACTTCGGCTTCGAAATTCTTGATGAAAGCCTGATCGACGGATGTCGACATGCAAGAATCTCCTGGTTCGTAATTGACCTGTCTTGCGAACGAAGCAGCGCTTGCCGGTTATGGTGTACCCGCCGGTGCACGCGCTTCTGCCAGGACCAGGCCCGGTATCGGATCGATCCGGGTTGTCCGGCCGGCTTACGTCAGAGACGCGAACGATCTCTTGTGAGGCACGGTCGCAATCCTTGTGGCTGCGACCGCTGCAGGGCGGAGCGCCACATTGATTGAGAGCGCTCTCAACCGCTTAATCCCGATACAGCTTGCGGAACCCCTCGCGCACCTTGTCCACGGTCGCGGGATCATGATCGCGCCAATAGCGCGGATCGCGCATCAGCTTCTTCAAGTCTGCCTCGGTCGGCACGCTTGCGCCGGCCTCGCCCCCGCGCACCAGTCCGGGCTCGCCGCTGCTCATCATGCGCTCCATGGCGAGCACGCCCTCGTACGTCGTCGACAGGGCATCAAACACGCGTTGCGGCAGGTTCGAGCGGCCCCACGCATCGAGCTGGCGCGCCGTTTCCCGCCACCGCTGCTCGCCGCCGAAGTGCTTGACGAGACGCGAGACTTGGCCGTCCGTTTCGAACAGGGTCGCAATCTCGGCGACCATCGGCATCAGCCGTTCCGAGGCCAGGTCGTAAACGAGCTGTGCCTGCTCCTGCGAGAAACCGGCCGCATGCAGGCGACGGTTAAGGTCCGCATCGCTTTCCAGAATTTCGGTTTGGATCTTGATGACGTAGTCCTCTGGCCGCGCCGGCAGCTCGCGCGCCGAAAGGCCGCTCAGCTTGCGCTCGAGCTCCACGTAAGATTTCACGAGCGCTTCGGTACGCAGTTCCCCCTTCTCCTCGTCCCAGAACTTTTCCGGAATGCCGGCGGGTCGCTCGGTGCCGCGGGCCGACGCCAATGCTTCGTTGGTTTCGGCTGCGAGCGGACCTGCGGCTGCGGCATCGGTCGCCAGGCTCAGAAGGTTGTCGGCAGTCTCGGTTTCTTTGGCTGACAGATCGTCGGTCACGTTTCCCTCTTGCGATTGTGCGGGCCACCCGCGCCCTTGGCGACGAGAGCCTCGACATAGAGAATCAGCTGGCGCTGGCCTTCGACGTAGCGCAGCAGCGCTTCAGACGCCTGCGGGCCGAGCGCCCGTTCGACGGTAAGGCGGCGGAGGTGGCCCAGGACCTGCCGGCCGTCAGCCGACACGAAGCAGCGTGCGAAAGCCGTTGCCAACTCCGCCTCGCCGGCCGTAGCGGTCAAGTGTGTCTCCGCGCCGGACCGGTCAGAGTCGAACCAGTCCCATCCCTGACCTGCCGGGTTCATTGCACCGCCTTCATGATGGCCTCCGGCAACCCTGAGGCCGCGTGCAGGGCTGCGCCCTCGTCAACGGCCGCAGGCGGACGGCTCAGTTCCTCCGGGACGCCGAGCGCTCGCCCCAGCCAGCGCGCGGCAGCGACCTGATCGACCGAGGCGATCGCCGCCGGCCCGAGTTTGCTCACGACATCGAGCCACAGAAGCGTGTTCTGGATGTTCTGCTGCGCCTGATAGCGGGCCTGCGGCGAGCGGTATTCGAGGGCAGCCGTGCGACCGTCGAGCGGGAAATCCGGGATCTCACCGCGGCGGCCGAGGATGGCCTGGGCGCGGGTGATCAACGGCGACAACAACTCGCTCTGCAGACGGCCATAAGTCGCGCCCAGCACCCGCGCCATCTCCGCGGCGCGCTCCAGGACTTCCGTTGCCGTCATCCACGGGCTGTTGACCTGGCCCAGGAAGTCAACGAACAGGGCCTTGCGGATGCGCGAGCGCAGCTGATCGAGAACGATCTCCGAGACATCGAACCGGCCCGGCGTCTGCAGCGGCGTCAGGCCGGCCGAACCGACCGCCTTCGGAATGATCGTTCCGGGCACCAGCTTGATCGTAGCCGGATTGATGACGCCGTCGTCGTCCGCCTGCCAGATGCCAGTGACTGCGATCGAGGCATTCTTGAGAACGAGCTCGACGACCTTGTTGGCGGTTTTGATGTCCGGCAGCGCCTTCATGACCGGCGAGCGGCCGTAGGTCTCGCCCGGCGCCTTCAGCCAGCGGAAACTGATGAACGGCGACGCGGCGAACGCACCTTCGGCGAGCACGGCCGGTACCTGCTGCCGCAGCGTTTCGAGTTCGGCAATGGCCATGTACCGGTAGATCCCGGCTTCCGGCAGGACGGCTTCGATCACGCCCAGGCGCGCGTCCGGCTCGTTCTCCATCGCAGTGACGATCCCGGGCTGGGACACGGCTTGCGGAAAGCGCGCCAGCAGTTGGGCGAGGGTGAGCTCGGTCCGGCGGAACGTTGTATCAAGATGCCCCGAAGGTCCCTCTTCGAGCAGCACCTGCGAGAGAGGAACGGCCGTGAAGCGAAACGCGGACGTTTCTCCGGGCGACGCCTCTTCGAACAAGAGCGAGGCACTCCCAGCCGTCACTAGGTCGAGGTAGCACTGGTGCATTTCGACGGCAAAGTTGGAGCGGTCGAAATTGGACTGAATGATCGTCGTCGCCCGCTCAAGCTCCGGGCCAGCCGCCCAGCGCTCACCGGCCTCGATGTCCGGGCCGGAGGCGAAGCCGAACCAGCGTGACCACGGCGGCGTCAACTGCGCCATCAGACTGGCGGCGAGTTGATCCACGGCATCGGGCGCCGTGCCGTCGAACAGACGATCCGTCCGCCGCACTCCTTGGACCGACGCACGCACCGCGGTGTCGCGGCTGGGCAGGGCATAATCGTAGCATTCCTGCCACAAGCTCTCCCAGCCGGAACGCCGCTCGCGGGCGCGCCGATAGCGGCGGATAACGTCCTGAGGGTTGAGACCCGACATCGCCATTCTGACTCCGCGCACTGTTGACTTGGCAGCGCCGTTACGCTCAACGGCGAACGGGACGGACACACGCAAAACCCACTTGACAGGCGTTTCATCCTAGGAACAATTCCGCTCATTGCTAGACGCCAGCAAGAGCGATGATCTTCGGGCACACTTCGGCCTGTCGCGAAAAGGAATATATTCATATTGCCTGTGCTTGTCAAGCGTCGCTTGCGCGCGTGTCGGCGCCGCTGCAAGCAGGTGGCGGTAGAGTTGCCAGGGCGTCAGGACAAATGGCGCCCTGATGCCGAGCACGCGCTTGACCGCTTCGACGCAGGTGAATGGCCGCAGGACGGCGCCAGTGGGCGGCGCTTCGCAGATCTCGGTCGCAACGACGGTAAAGCCACGCTCGCAGTACCAGTCGGCAACGACAGCCGGTGATGCCGGACGCACGCCGCCAAGTATCATCCGGTTGGAGACCGGGTCGCAGACGATCGCGGTGTCGCCCTGGAACACGACCACGAACCAGTGGCGAAAGCCGTCGCGTAGGGGCTTGAGCCAGCGAATGCACGTCATGCCGGTAAAGACGACCAGAGCGATGGCCGCCGGTTCGGACGAGTCGGCGGCAGCGCCGGCAGTGGGCGGTGTGCGCATGGCCATCAGGCAACTATTCCTTTTGCACGCAAGACGGTCGTCAGCCGGTCGATCGCCTGCTCCCACAGCCTGGCCGCTTCCTCCTCCTCCTCCCGGCAGCGCGGATCCGGCGGCCGGCCCAGCACCCCGAAGTGTCCCAGCACGGCAAGGTGCCGGACCCCCAAGCGCCCCACCCGCTTCAGGTTCACGGCCGCACGATAGATATCGTCAGGATCGCATGGGCGCTCTGCAGCCCCAGAAAGAGGAGCGAAACGTGCGCCTTGGCGCCGGATGATCTGACAGCGGGCGAACCAGAACCATGCTTCCTCGGCCGTCGCAAAAGGCTGCGACGGGGAGTCTCCACGAAACGATCTGGGAGCAAAACGTCTGGAGGTCACAGCCCGTCCGGTCCTTCCAAAGGCTTGTCATTACGGAGGGTTATATAGGATTATGATCCGTTCTACAAGGAGAATTTGAATTCCTTCCTAGTGCATTCTGCCCTCAGATGTCTGATAATGTTCCCATGGTGAAGCACGCAGACATATGGCAGGCGATCGACACGCTTGCCGCGCGGCGCGGTCTCTCCGCCTCTGGCTTGGCCAAGCGGGCGCGCCTGGACCCGACCACGTTCAACAAGAGCAAGCGGATGACACGCGACGGCCGGCCCCGCTGGCCGAGCACGGAGAGCATCGCCAAGATCTTGGAAGCGACCGGGGCAACACTTGGCGAGTTCACCAACTATGCCAGCGGCGGCAAGGCCTCAGGCGGCCTGCAGAACATTCCGCTGATCGGCATGGCGCAGGCCGGCGCCAAGGGGTATTTCGATGATGCTGGCTATCCCGTCGGCGGCGCCTGGGAAGACGTCAATTTCCCGGAGATCGGCGATCCGCACGCGTATGCGCTCGAGATCAGCGGCGACAGCATGGAGCCCGTCTACCGTGACGGTGACATCGTCATCGTCTGTCCGCAGGCGAACGTCCGTCGCGGCGACCGCGTCGTCGTCAAGACCAAGGCAGGCGAGGTGATGGCGAAAATGCTGAAACGGCAGACCGCGCACAAGCTCGAACTGAAGTCGCTCAACCCCGAGCACCCGGACCTCGTGTTCTCGGACGACGAGGTGGATTGGGTCGCGAGAATCCTCTGGGCCAGCCAATAA